GCCTCGCAAACGTAATTTGCCAGCCCCGGAAACGAAAAAGCCCCGTGAATCGGGGCTTTTCTGCATTTAAGATGGCGGAGGCGGTGAGATTCGAACTCATGCCCGAAGCCCTTGCTCCTCTGGAGGCCGCGTAATCCGTGGCCTCTGCATTGAGAAAATCAGGAAATCTGTTCCCAGAGTGTTCCCAGACTTGAAAGCGAGAAGAGAGAAAATCGCCCCGGAATGCCCGGTTCCGATTTTTCAGGAAGGCCATCGGAAAAAGGTAATTCCGGTAAGTCATTTTTATTTTTTAGATTTAATTTAATAGACTCAATAACTTACGTAGCATTCTTAATCGTAATTTTCTGGAAATTAGTGGGTAAGTCAATTACCGAAGAGCCGGTATTTCTTCCGAAAAAATATATCCTTATAAATCAACAACCTAACCAAGACACGTAGGTAAAATTACCGAGACTTACCGGCCCCGGTAAGGGTTCAAGCCTTAGTGCCATGCGGCATCCACAACTGCTGGATTTCCAGATTCCCGAAATTACCGTTTTCCGATGGCCTTCCCGAAAATGAAGGGGACGCTCCCTCCTTATATCGCTGCGTTGGGGCCACCGATCTGAGCCACCTGCTGCAGAGATCCGCAGGGCCACAACTTGGCCTTATGCGTGCGACCAGCAGCCGCCCTGCCCCTCTTCCAGGCCACCGAAGGCATGCAGAAAAATCGACCTATTTAGCGCGCAGGCGTGGCGGGGGGACGACGGCGCGCGCCGGGTGCAGGTCGGCCGGAAGCCGACGCCGATGCCCAGCACGTTCCATTGGTTGCACGCGCTGAAGTTGACCGCCCGAGAGCTTGCGGATATCGTGCGCCCGTCGCTGTAAGTCCAGCGACACGGGATTGGCGTCCCGGATTCGTAGGCGGACACAACCGCCGATAGCGCGGTTTTTTTGTGTCCGCAGCATGGCAAGCCTTCAATGGGCGGGCCGTGCGTGGGTGCCTTCGTGCACGCCGGCCCTACGACCGGTACGCCAACCCGCACGGTTCCGCTCACCCAAATTGGCGTTTGGGTAGCGGGAAACACACCGCATCGTAGGAATCACTGTCATGTCCAAGCTCACCGCCCACAGTCCGCTCGCCAGCCTTGCCCCTTACTGCCTGCTGCATACGCCCGATGAACAGGTGCTGTTGCAGTACTATCGCCAGCTCAGCCAGGCCGACCAGTGCTTCATCCGCCGCTCTGCCCAGGCGCTGTCGCGTTACTCGGCCATGGAACAAGGAGAGAAGGCATGAGCTTGCCCGTACTGTTTGAGTTTGAAACGCTGCCCGTTCGCGTGCTGACTCGCGAAGACGGTGAACTGTGGTTTGTCGCGAGCGACTTGGCGACTGCGCTTGAGTATCGCGATGCCGGAAACATGGCTCGGAACCTAGAGGATGATGAAAAGGGTACTCACATTGTGAGTACCCTTGGCGGTGACCAGGACGTACTAATCGTCAACGAAGCCGGCCTCTACTCGGCGATCCTGCGTAGCCGCAAACCGTCGGCCCAACGTTTCAAGCGCTGGGTGACTCACGAGGTTCTACCCACCATCCGCAAGACCGGCAGCTACCAGACGGGCAATCGCACCGCCGCCGCGGCTCGCATCTCCAACCATCGACTGCGCCTGTCCCTGGGCAAAGAGCTCTATCGCACTCGCGACCCGGAGCTCCGCAAGCTGATCCACCAGCAACTGGCCGACGTCTCGGACGCCCTGGGTCTGCCCACGCCCGATATCGATAGACTTGGCCACGCCACACCCGAGGCCCCGGATGTTCTGAAGGTGTTCTGGGAAGCCCTGGACTTTCTCGACGGCAAGGGCGTGAAGTACAACCACGCCAAATCGCCAAACCTGCTGGCGGTCAACCTGCCCGAACTGGCCCGCTTGTTGATTGAGCACGGCCAGCCGCTGACCTTCGACACCGCGCTGCGCCAGGCGCTCTGGCAAAGCCATAATCCACGTTGCCTGCATAAGAGCCATGTCGTTGACAGCCGAATCAGTGGCAAGAGCGTCAAGTGCTGGGTGTTCGAGTGGCCTTCTGCTGAATAGCGCGTCACGTGAAGTCGGGAGCCCAAATTCATCGAAAACTAGCCGCATCGATCTGGACATGAAAAACCCCGCCGGAGCGGGGTTCAGGTCAAACGCGTTTGGTTGCCGAGTCGTAAACTTCGTCGTCGCGACGAGCACCTACGCACATTACCAAGACAATCTCAGTGCCATTGATCCGGTAGATGATACGTACGTCACCTGTCCGAATCCGGCGGTGACCGGCCAAAGCCCCGCGAAGAGGTTTGCCGATCTTATCTGGTTCTCCTTCAGCAATACGTTCACGTATCACTTTCAGGACTCTTTTTGCTTCAGCGCTTCCGAGCTGCTTAAGGTCTTGCTCAACTTCGGGGTGAAACCTAACGCTCCAATTCATTGGCTGATGCCTAGCTGAAGCGAGCCTCCATGTCCTCAAGGCTCACTGTATTTTTCTCGTCCAGGGTGGACAGACGCTCGATGGCCAGTCTTTCGGCGCGAAGGTCTTCGAGTTCATCCTGCAGAGACTGGTAGGTGTCGACCCCCACCAGAACCGCCGCCGGCTCGTTGTCCTTAAAAATCACCAGGTGAGATACCTCACCGCTGGTAACTTCCTTCAATTTCGCTCCGAAACTACGGACCATGGCGGTAGCGGACACTGCCTGCTCAGCCCGGTCTAGGAGTGCACTCATGGGCGCGATGCCTCTATGTCGATTCAGTAATAATCAGCTGTAGATTCAGTCGTAGTCAGCTTCAGTTCAGTCGTAGTCAGCTTCAGTTCAGTCGTAGTCAGTATTGCACGCGCTGCAATGCCATTATACGCATCAATTTACGCAAAACAATACACAAATTTATCCGTATAGCTTTCAGTAGTTTATGCAGCCATCCACAACCCGCGCTACCGGGGACCGCTTCACTCAAACCTCACCACCTCCTCCCCCACCCACTCATTCACCTGCTGGAGCCGCGCCTGAACCGGCTCCAGCTCGTTCGCCGTCCACACCTCCGCCGCGTCCTTGATCGAGCCAAAGCCCCCCGCGTTCACCGGCACAATCCCCATCAGCTGCGGCGGGATGCGCAGGGCTGCGAGCATGTCGTCGCGGCTGATGTTCTTGATCGAGCCGAACTCGTCCTTCGCTGCCACCTCGCTCACCGGGATGAGCTGGATGCCGTCCTTCTTGCCGCTGGGTGAGTAGACGAACAGGTTGCGGAAGTTGCCGGGGCCCTTGGCGCTCTTCAGGGCGGTGCGCAGGTCGGCGATGTCCTGCTCGTTCTGCGCGGCGTCGGTCATGTAGAGGATGAAGCCGGCGTGGCTGCCGTTGTTGTAGTAGCGCCGGCGGAACAACGTGGCGGACTCGTTCAGCAGCGCGCTCTGCAGCGCCACGAACCACTCCGGCAGGCCGTACACCTCCTGGTTGATGTCCGCCTCGCGCAGGTGGCAGATGCTGCCCTTCTCGAAGGCATGCTCCTCCTGCCAGCCACGGATCATGTAGTAGCGCTCCAGGTCCAACCCACGGCGCATGTAGCGGGCCAGAACCGGCTGCAGGCCGAGCGGCCCCTTCAGCCGGTTGCGGCGCAGCTCCAGGTAGGCGTTGCCGAAGGTCAGCCAGTCCAGGGCGAACTGCTCGAAGGCCTGCCGCGACAGCAGCCGGTGCGGGATGAAGGTCTTCGCCAGCATGTTGCGCTTGAAGTTCAGCCCCGACTGCAGGAACACCCCGGCCCGCACCGACTTGGCCAGCCCATCGGGCGAGATCGGCGGCTCGTACCAGCGGCCGTTGTTCCAGATCTCCAGGTAGTCCAGGACCTCGCGGCCATCGAGCACAGGCGTCGGGTCGCCGAAGGTGAACAGCTCCGTGCGCGGGGCCACGGCAGTGGTTTCGGTCATCAGTTGATCTCCATGAATCCGGTATTGGCGGCGGTCTGCCCTTCCAGCGGTTCGTTGTGCAGCGCGTGGAACAGCGCCCAGGCCAGGTCGGCGTGGCCGGTGGCATCGTTGCGGCCGGCGCTGTAGGTGAACTGGCGACCGCCAGCGGTGATGGTCTTGCGGATGGCCATGAGGGACTGGGCGAAGTCCGTCCAGCCGGCGTCGAACTCCAGACGGCCGTTCTTCACCACGTCGTAGGCCTTCAGCACCAGGCGCGTCTTCACCTCCGGCGAGTAGCTGAAGGTGGTGACGTTCGGGAAGAACTGCCGCACCAGCTGGGCCACGCCGGAGCCCAGGCCCGTGGTATCGATGCCGATGTAATTCACCCAATAGCGCTGGGTCACTTTGCGAATCGCCTCCGCCTGAGCGGCGAAGTCCATGCCGCGGAACTGATGCCGCTCCAGCACGCGGAACTTGCCGCCCGGTACCGCCGGCGGCGCCACTACCACCAGGCCGGCGCTGTCGCCAGTCTCGGCCGGGTCGTAGCCCACCCACACCTGGCGATCGCCGAACGGGCGCAGTGCAAACGGCTTGTAGTCCTCCGCCCACTGCTCCCAACTGTCCACCATGCAGGGCTGCAGCATCGTCAGCGGGAAGATCGAGGCGCCGTCGTCCACGAACTGGCACATCAGCAGGTTCTGGAACGCCTCGGCGTCGTACTCCAGGCGCAGCTCCTCGATGTCGAACAAATCGCAACCGCCCTGCTCCGCATCCAGGATGGTCACGATCTGCCGCCAGATGCGGTCCTCGCACAGCCGCCCCTGCTGCAACGCGGCGTGGCTCACGTCCAGGTCAATGCGTTGCGCGGCTGGCTTGCCCTTGTTGAAGCGCTCCCCGGTCCAGAAAGGGTACGCCTCATGCGCCATGGAGCTGGGCGTGGAGAAATACGTCCGGCGGTACTGCTTCTGCATCGCCATGGCACTGGCGACCTTGTTCAACTGCTTGAACTGGTAGGTCCAGAAGAACTCGTCGAAGTAGAAGTTGCCGTGGTAGCCCTGGGCCGTGCGCGCGCTGGTACCGAGGAAGTGCAGCTCGGCGCCATTGGACAGCGTGATCGGGTCGCCGGTGAGCTCCACCCCAATCACCTCCCGGGCAAACGCCTGGATGTAGCCCTTGAAGATGTGCGCCTGGTTCTTCGAGGCCGACAGGAAGATCTGGTTGCGCCCCGTCGTCAGCGCATCGATCAGCGCCTCCCGGGCGAAGTAGAAGGTCGCCCCAATCTGCCGGCTCTTCAGGATCACACGGGTGCGTTGATTGCCCGCCCGGTACCAGTCCTTCTGGTAGTCGAAGCAACCGTCGAGGAAGGCCTCGACCAGCTTCTCAGTCAGTGCCTCATCGATGTCGTTGCGCTTGGGCTTGCGCTTCGGCGCCTCGTTCCGCGCCGCCAGCTTCGGGTTCAGCTCCGTCTCGGTACCGCCGCCTTGGTAGCGCTGAATGCGCGCCTGCCGCTCCAGCTGGCGGTGCAGTAGATCGATCTCCTTGAAGTCGCCGCCGCTCTTGCCGTCCTTCAGGATCAGCTGAACCAGACGCGCCTCCAACGCCCCGCCGATCCGCTCCACGTTGTCGGCCCGGTCCCAGCCATCGCGCGTCTTCCAGGCGTGCAGCGTCTTCTCGTTCAGCTCCAGGTGTTGGGCGATCTCGCACACCCGCCAGCCCATCCAGTACAGGAACTTGGCCTGGCGGCGATCGTCACGGAGCGGGATTTCAACGGCGGCATTCATGGCCCCGATGCTGCCGCCACGCGCGCGACCCTCTGTAGTGGCGCGGCTTGTAGAAGCGCCCCCTACAAGTCCGGCTCGTTGCCCGGCCCTGCCCGTCTCCCGACCATGCCCTCAACGCCAACGAGGCCTTGAGGGCACTCCCCCATGAAGAAATTCCGCTCCAAATGGTTCCGTGTCGCCGTCGAAGGCGCCACCACCGACAAACGCACCATCAAGCGCAACTGGCTGGAACAGGCCGCGCGCAACTTCAACCGCAGCACCTACGGCGCCCGTATCTGGCTGGAACACTTGCGCAGCCTGCTGCCAGACGCCCCCTTCCGGGCCTACGGCGACGTACTGGCGGTCAAGGCCGAAGAGGTCGACATCAACGGCGAACGCAAGCTCGCCCTCTTCGCCCAGATCGAACCCACCGCCGACCTCATCGCCCTCAACAAGGCCAAGCAGAAGATCTACACCTCCATCGAGCTGGACGAAAACTTCGCCGACACAGGCGAGGCCTACCTGGTCGGCATGGCCGTCACCGACTCCCCGGCAAGCCTCGGCACCGACGTACTCGCCTTCAGCGCCGAAAAGCCCGAAGCCAGCCCCTTCCGCGACCGTCACTACTCGGCCACCGCCATGTTCACCGAGGCCATCGAAGTCGAGCTCGAATTCGAGGAAGTCACCGAAGCCCCCAGCCGCTTCAAGGAACTGCTCGACAAGGTCAACGGCCTGCTCGGCCGCCAGAAAACCAAAGACGGCCAGGACGACACCCAATTCGCCGAACTGGGCGAAGCCCTCACCGGCCTGCTCACCTTCGCCGACGAACAGAGCCAGGCCGCCGCCGGCACCGCCCAGGAGGTCGCCGCGCTGAAGCAGCAGCTCAGCCAACTCAGCACCGACTTCGCCGCCCTTAAGCAGCAGCTCGCCACCAGCGAAGACCCCGAGCAGCCGCAACGCCCGCCGGCCACCGGCGAAAACGGCCAGATCCTCACCGACTGCTGACCAGGCCCCACACCGGAGAACCCCATGCGCAACGAAACCCGCGTCCTCTACAACGCCTTCACCAGCCAGTTGGCCCAGCTCAACGGCGTGGGCGACGTCAGCAAGAAATTCAACGTCGAACCCACCGTCGAACAGAAGCTCGAAACCCGCATCCAGGAATCCAGCGCGTTCCTGTCGCGCATCAACGTCTACGGCGTGCGAGAACAGGAAGGCGAGAAGGTCGGCCTCGACATCGACAGCCCCACCGCCAGCACCACCGACACCGAGAAACAGGCGCGCCAGACCAGCGACCCCACCAGCCTCGACCAGCGCCGCTACCGCTGCGAGCAGACCAACTTCGACACCCACATCCGCTACCAGAAGCTCGACGCCTGGGCCAAGTTCCCCGACTTCCAGACGCGCATCCGCAACCTCATCGTTCACAACCAGGCCCTGGCCCGCATCATGATCGGCTGGAACGGCAGCAGCCGCGCCGCCACCTCCAACAAGGCCAAGAACCCGCTCCTGCAAGACGTGAACATCGGCTGGCTGCAGAAAATGCGCGTGGAGAACGCCGCGCGCGTGATGAAAGAAGGCAAGAAAGGCAGCGGTAAGATCGTCATCGGCAAAGACGGCGACTACAAAAACCTCGACGCCCTGGTGTTCGACATGGTCGAGGAATTCATCCACCCACTCTTCCAGGAAGACACCCGCCTGGTCGCCATCTGCGGCCGCAAGCTGCTGGCCGACAAGTACTTCCCCATCATCAACCAGCAGCACGCGCCCAGCGAAATGCTCGCCGCCGACGTCGTCACCAGCCAGAAACGACTGGGCAACCTGCCCGCCGTGCGCGTGCCCTACTTCCCCGCCGACGGCCTGCTGATCACCCCACTGGAAAACCTCTCCATCTATTGGCAGCTGGAAACCCGTCGCCGCACCCTCGTCGACCACGCCGCCCGCGACCGCATCGAAAACTACGAGTCGGTCAACGAAAGCTACGTGATCGAAGAACTGGCCGCAGCCAGCCTGGCGGAAAACATCCTGGTCGAGGCCTGACATGAGCAGCCCTGCCCGCCAGCACTTCCAGCGCATGACGGCCGCCCTTGAGGCGGCCCAGGCCGACCGCGACGACAGCATGCAAGGCGCCAACGCCTACGAACTGCAGCTCGCCCAGCTCCTGCAGCACCGCCTGCGCCTGAAGCAAATCCAGTCCAACCAGGGCAAGGCCGAACTCAAGCGCCAACTGCTGCCGGAGTACGCCCCCTACATCCAGGGCGTACTCGCCGAAGGCCGCGGTGCCCAGGACGAAGTCCTCACCACCCTCATGGTCTGGCACATCGACGCCGGCGATCACCAAGGTGCCCTGGACATTGCCGCCTACGTGCTCGAGCACAACCTGCTCATGCCCGACCGCTTCCAGCGCACCACCGGCTGCCTGGTGGCCGAAGAAATCGCCGAAGCCGCCCTCAAGGCGCAGAAAACCGGCGAGCCCTTCGACCTCGCCACCCTCCACCGCACCGCCCTGCTCACCGTCGACCAGGACATGCCCGACGAGGTCCGCGCCAAGCTCCACCTCGCCATGGGCCGCGCCACCCTGACCGGCCTCACCGAGGACGAGCCCGGCCGCCCCGGGCAGGTGAAGGCAGGCATCGAATTGCTCAAGCGCGCCATCGAGCTGCACAGCGCCTGCGGCGGCAAGAAAGACCTGGAGCAGGCCGAACGCCTGCAGAAAAAACTCGCTGCCACCGGCAGCTAACCGAGCGGACCCCCGCAACCCCGGCGGCTCGGGGCCAATCCACGCTTGCGATTGCGAAGTGAGCAACGTGCGGCCCCGACCACCGCCGACCCAAGGAGCGCCCATGAGCGGATTCATCGCCGGCGGCACACCCACCGCTTTCACAATCAGCAACGACGGCTGGTGGCCCGACATCGACGGCCAAGACATGCGCGCCGTCCTGCGCCTGGACGCCTCCATCACCGACGCCCGACTCAAGGCCGCCGCCCTCAGCGCCCTGCTTCACACCAACCGCGAACTGGCCCCGTTCAAGGCCCGCCACCAGGGCGCCGGCCACACCAGCCTGCAGAGCATCCCCGCCGACCAGGTCGACGGCCAGAGCCGGCTCGAAATCCTCTACCGCCGTGCCCTCTACTGCGGCGCCGGCGCCGAACTCACCGAGCGCTACCGCGCCCTCGACAGCAGTGCCGAAGGCCACGACAAGGCCGACGCCCTCACCCCCAGCATCGACGAACTGCGCCGCGACCAGCGCTGGGCCATTCGCGACCTGCTGGGCCTGCCCCGCACCACCGTGGAACTCATTTGATGGACCAGGTCATCGCCCAGCAAGGCGACACCCTCGACGCCCTCTGCTGGCGCCACTACGGCCGCACGGCCGGCGTCACCGAAGCCGTCCTCGAGGCCAACCCCGGGCTGGCCGACCTCGGCGCCGTGCTGCCACTGGGTACCCCCATCCACCTCCCGCCCCAGGCACCGCAACCACAACGTCGCGTCGTGCAGCTCTGGGACTGACACAGGAGCCCCCATGCCCGAGAAACCAGAACACTGGGCCTGGCTCGCCAGCTGGCTCGAAGAGCAATGGCCAGCCGTCTATGCCGCCGGCCTCGGCACCTTCATCGCCGCCCTGCGCGTGCTCTACGGCGGCGGGGGCTGGCGGCAGGTCTGCCTGGAGGCACCGCTGTGCGGCGCCATCACCCTGTCGGCCAGCGCCGGCCTGCAGCTCATTTCAATCCCAGCCAGCGCCGCGCCCTTCTTCGGTGGCGTCATCGGCCTGCTCGGCGTGGAAGGCGTGCGCGCCGCAGCCCGGCGCCACCTCACCCAGAATGGAGATCCGCAATGACCCTCATCCGCCATGGCCACCGTGGCCAGAACGTGCGCCAGCTGCAGCAGCAGCTCAATCGCGCCGGCGCCGAGCTCTACGTCGACGGCCACTTCGGTGACGCCACCGAAGCCGCCGTCCGCGCCTACCAACGCCGCGTTGGCCTGGTAGCCGACGGCATCGCCGGCCCCAAGACGCTCGCCACCCTCAGCGGTGCCGGCAGCCAACACATGCTCAACCACAGCATGCTGCAAGCCGTGGCCCAGCGCCTGGACGTGGAACTGGCCGCCATCTACGCCGTGAACGAAGTGGAAAGCGCCGGCCAGGGATTCCTCGGCAACGGCAAGCCCGTCATCCTCTTCGAGCGCCACATCATGCACCGCCAGCTTCGCACGCCCCGCAGCGACGAGGACGATGCCGCCGCCCTGCAGGTCCATGCCGACGAACTGGCCGCCCTGCACCCCAACCTCGTCAACCCGCGCCCCGGTGGCTACGCCGGCGGCACCGCCGAGCACCAGCGCCTGGCCAACGCCCGCCTGCTGGACGACACCTGCGCCCTGGAGTCCGCCAGCTGGGGCGCCTTCCAGATCATGGGCTTTCACTGGCAACGGCTCGGCTACGCCAGCGTCCAGGCCTTCGTCTCGGAAATGGAGGCCGGCGAAAACCAGCAATTCGACGCCTTCGCTCGCTTCATCGAAACCGACCCCGCCCTGCTCAAGGCACTGCGCACCAAACGCTGGGCCACCTTCGCCAAGTTCTACAACGGCCCGGCCTACCAGCGAAACCTCTACGACGTGAAGCTGGAGCGCGCCTACCAACGCCACGCCCAGGAGCACGCGGCATGATCACCCTCAAGCAGATCCGCCCCCAGAACGGGGATGTGTTCGCCCTGCCCGAAGGTACGCCTCGCGAGGCCGTGCTCATCTTCGCCGAGCACCTGCGCAAGGTTCATCCGCACATCAGCTGCGCCGTCGTCATCGGCGACCTGCGCAAGCTCAACGTGAGCGACATGAACGCCGCCGGCTGGTACCGCGCATGAACAAGCCCGACTCCCTGCGCGCCCACCTGCTGGCCAGCATCCCCGAGCTCACCCACAACCCCGAGCGCCTGCTGCTGTTCATCGACAACGGCAAAATCCGCAGCACGGCAGCCGCCGGCCTCTCCTTCGAATACAGCTACAGCCTCAATCTCATCTTCACCGACTACGCCGGCCACGCCGATGCCATCGCCGTGCCCCTGCTGGCCTGGCTGCGCGTCCACCGGCCGGAGCTCATGGCCAACCTCGACAAGGGCAAAGACGCCATCGCCTTCGAGGTCGACCGCCTCGACAACAGCAAGGTGGACCTCTCCCTCACCCTGCCCCTCACCGAGCGCGTCATCGTCCGCCAGCAGGCCGATGGCCGCCTGGAGCTGGACCACCCCGAGGAACCCCAGCTCACGCCGCACCTGCCCGAAGCACGCTACGCCCTCTACGACGGCGCCACCCTGCTCGCCGCCTGGAACAGCGCGCCACCCACCGGCGTAGACCTGGAAACACCGCACCCGGGGCCAGTCCGTGTCCAGTAACCTCCAGGCCCTGGAAGACTGGGCCGGCGCCCTCCTGGTCAAACTCGGCCCCACCGAGCGCCGGCGCCTCACCCAAACCATCGCCCGCGACCTGCGCCGCAGCCAGCAGCAACGCATCGCCAGCCAGCGCAACCCGGACGGCAGCGCCTACACCCCGCGCAAACCCCGCAAGCTGCGCAGCAAAACCGGCCGCATCCGCCGCAAGATGTTCACCAAACTGCGCACCGCCCGGCACCTCAAGCTGCAGAGCACCGCCGACCGCATCGCCATCGGCTTCCTCGGCCGCACCGCGCGGCTTGCCCGCATCCACCAATACGGTCTACGCGACCGTCCCGGCCGGCGGGCAGCCGAGGTGCAATACAGCCAGCGGGAGTTGTTGGGGTTCAGTGAGGCCGAGCTGGAGCACATTCGGGATCAGTTGTTGGCACACCTAGTGGCGCACTGAGGCATCGGCCTACAGGCCGCTCAGCCCTTCGGAAATTTCAACAACGAACTCAGGTTGCTAGCCTTCGCGGGTCGCTCGTACGGTGCCGCCAATGCTGTTACGGCAGCAGACTGGGCTTGGCGGCCCGGTGCATCTCTGGCGGACACAACCGCCGCTTCGGCGGTTTTTTGTGCCCGAGGCATTGCTACGTTCACGATGGACGAGCCGTGCGCGGGGGGCTTCCCGGCCCCGCCAGCCCAGAGACTGGTCCGCCAACCCGCACGGCTCTGTCCTCCACTCGTGGCAGAAGTGGTGGACGGCCAAGGACCAACTCTCTGGAGAACCACCATGGCAGTGAACGCCCTCGATCGACTTCGCGATCTTCTCGCCCACTTCAACCTGCTGCGCGGCGCAGACAGTGCCCTGCTCAAGGCCAATAACTTCGATACCAAGCTGAACGACATGGCCCACCTGCTCGATGAGTTGGACGGCCTGCGCGATACCTACTTCAACCTCACCAGCATCGACGGCGCCCTGGAAATGCTCCTGGAACTCCTCCGCGCCGCCCACGCCGAACGCCTCTACGGCGACCACCTCCACTGCCTGATGGAACCGCTGCGCGGGAAGCTGTACCGGGCGTTGAATGAGATGGAGGGGATTATCTAGAGCTGGACCACCACACCCCAACCGTCACCATTTCAGTGATGGTTGGGATAGATCCACTGCAAGGAGTGCTGCAATGAACACCGCACAACAGCTGATTCCCGTCCCCTTCTATGAAGACACCGTTGTCCTGGTCGGTCAGGACAATGAGCCATTCGTGGCGATGAAGCCCATCGTCACCAACATGGGGCTGGTTTGGGCTGCTCAGTACGTGAAGCTCATGGAGCGGTTCAGTTCAACTATTTCGGAAATCGAAACAGTTGCCGATGATGGCAAGATGCGCAGCATGACGTGCATGCCCTTGCGCAAGCTCCCGGCCTGGCTCTACTCCATCAGCCCGAACAAAGTGAAGCCCGAGCTCCGCGACAAAATCATCCGCTACCAGGAAGAATGCGACGACGCGCTCTGGGCCTACTGGACCCAAGGCAGCGCCCAACGCCCCGGCTCTACCGCCGTCACCCAGCGCATCGCCCTCTCCCGCCACCGTCTAGCCCTGGCCAAGGAACTCCACCGCACTCGCGACAAGGCATTGCGCGGAGTCATTCACCAGCAGCTCGACGAAGTCTCCCGCGCCATGGGCCTGCCAACACCCGAACTGGACAGCCTCGGCCACGCCGCCCCCGAAGCGCCAGACCTGCTCACCCACTTCTGGGAACAGCTCGCTTTCCTGGACGACAAGAGGGTCGACTACAACCACGCCATCGATCCTGGCCTACTGGCAATCAACCTCGTCCACCTCGCCGAGCTACTGAAGGAACACGGACAGTCACTCCGCCCCACCCGGCCCTTGCACGAAGCGTTGCGCCAGAGCAGTGCGCCACAGTTCTTGGACCATAAGCCCGTGTTCAGCCGGCTCACCCGCAAAAGCATCAGATGCTGGGTGTTCGAACGCGGTTGAGGTCTTCCACCCGTATCTCCCTCAGTTGTGGTGAACATCACCACAACTGCCACCAATGCTTGAACCCTCCCACGAGCTCTTGCCTGCTGAACCTCCCCAACCGTGGTGATGATCACCATGGTTGTCGGCACAGAGGTAATTCCGCGCTCCGCAACCGTTGTGGAAATCACAACAGTTCACCAGCCAACCGTCAGGATTTCCCTGACGGTTGAGTAGTGGCATATTGCATTCGCTGCCTAAGGAGTAACTCGACATGGAGAGCCAATGATCAAGCGCACCCTCCCCACCTCCCTCGTTCGCGCGTCCACCTTCAAGAGCCGGGGTCGCCAGAACTAATCATGCTCGCACTTCACTCCGTCGCCTCCGACCAGCAGCTCCGCCTTCACTCACTACAAGATGACGAATTTATCCTGGAGTTGGCCGGCAATGGCCTCACCGCCTCGCAACGCATCTACGCCGGTCCGGACGGCAACCCGCCGCAGTACTTCTTCCAGGAACTCGGCGCGATGCTCGCTCCCTGGACCGAGCCACTCGTTTACGAATCGCTCGACCACGACCTGACGATGATTGCAACCTGCTCCGCCCTTGGCATCGTCACCCTGCAAATCGAAATGCGCCCCAACGAGGGCGCCAACGATGCCTGGACTCTGCACACATCGATCCAGCTCGAATTGGGCAAGCTGCCAGACATTGGGCGAGCGGCGCGTGAGTTTTTCCAATCGTGCCCTGGAAAGGGGACAGATTTCTTATCTTTACTCTAATTCCGTCTACACCTAAGTACATCTAAATCAGGAAGAGTAAACCGCCCCATTTCAGCCCTTAGCCATGAATCATGGAGATAAACGTGAGCATCGTAGGTTTTTATATTATATTTTCCTTGATTTTTATTTCCGCAATTATTTCAGTCTGCTCCTATTACTACCAACTGTCATATCTCTTTGAATTTGACAAAAGCGAAAGACCCGAATGGTTTTATCATAGTGGAATTGTCGAATCGTATATCGACGTTAGATTCACCTTCCGAATCATGAAAAACGATTGCGGGGATGATGCTGGAAAAGAATTCAGGAATCACTTCAGAAAATGCAGCAGACTCATGAATGTGAGCATGCTTCTGCTGGCCTCCTCCTTTATAACACTGAATATTGGCGCAATATTTTTTAGAAACTGATCATGAGGCAAGGACGGAAAGTGGGAAAGGCTCTAATAAAACAAACACTCTCAATCATAGCGGCATCAATATTTTTCAACACAGCACTGGCCGACAATGAAAAAGAACAAACCCACGAGTACTGGGAGGACAAAATACTCCTTTGCGGCCACGACTTGCTAAGTGCAAAGCTGATAATCGTCAATGAAAGCGAGCAGGAATATAGACTCGCCAAGCTTTTACTCGCGAGGGCGTCCGAATGCGAAACTAACGGCGAGGTAGAGTTCTACTCGGCGCTTTTAGGGGTTAGGCGCAAGGAAATTTCTTATGGCTCAGCGGAGTTCATAATGAATCGCCCCGGGTTTCGTGGAGGCCTCAACTCTTGAGAAGATGAGGCCATGAGAAAGACTGCGACCTACTCCCCTGAAGTCCGTGAACGTGCCGTGCGCATGGTTCTGGAGCACCTGAACGACTACCCCTCCGAGTGGGCGGCCATTGAGGCCATTGCCCCGAAGATCGGCTGTGCAGCGCAAACCCTGCATGGCTGGATTCGTCGCCATCAGACCGATGCCGGCCAACGTCCTGGGCCGACCACTGACGAGCGTGAACGCATCAAAGCCCTGGAGCGCGAAAATCGCGAGCTGCGCAAAGCCAACGAGATTCTGCGCCTGGCC